ACTCCGCCGACGTGACGCACTTCAAGACGTGGTCGCCGGCGGGACGCTTCCGAGGGCAGGGCGTTCCGGTCGCATCGATCAAGACCTTGCAGACGGACGCCGAGCTTCGCGACTTCAACAAGCGAGTTTTGGAGCAGGGCGTATCGCTATCGGGCGTGCTCGAAACCGACAACGAAGATCTCAACGAGGAGCAAGCGAAGAAGATCCGAAGCACGTTCGAGAAGAACTACGCCGGCTCGAAGAGGGCCGCGAAGATCGCGGTCTTGTGGGGAGGTCTTAAGTTCAATCCGACGTCGATCTTGCAGAAAGACGTCATGATGACCGAGCAGTCCGCCGGGCATCGCGACGAGATCATCGCCGCCTTCGGATTGAAGCCGGAACTCTTGGCGGAGAAGTTTGCGAACAAGGCGACTGCCGAGACCGTGCGACGCATGGCCTACGAGGACACGATCCTCGGGCGATGGGGAAGGCGCATCATCTCGACCTTCAACGCGACCGGGCTCCGACGCTTCGGCCCCGACTACCGCGCGACGTTCGACTCGCGCGACGTCCCCGCGTTGCAAGTCTCGCTCTCCGAGAAGCTCGACGCCGGGACAAAGGCGATCGCGTCCGCTTTGATGACGCCGAACGAGGCGCGCGTGCAGATCTTGAACCTCGATCCGTTCGGGACCGAGGGCGATCTTCCGATGCTGAACGGAACTCCTCTCGATCAGGCGATCAAAGAGCCGGAGCCTCCGATGCTTCCGCCGGGATCGCCTTCGGGCCGAGGTGACGACCAGGACGACAGCGGCGCGCGTGATGCTCCGCCGGCGAAAGCGGCGCGATTGTTCGCCGGCACCACGCGCGACATGGTGAGAGCCTCGGCCCGTGAAGTTGTGTCGATCGAGTCGAAGGTCGACACCGAGTTCCGGCTCATCTTCGAGCAGCGGCGCGACCTTGCGGAAATCCGATTGCAACGCGCGCTGTTGAAAGTTTACCGCGAGATCGCGCAGGAGATCCGGCCGATCGTCTCGCGATCCTTCACAAACTCCGAGATTCTCGCCCGAGCCGAGAAGATCTTTCTCTTCGATGGGCGCAACGAGGCGACGCTCAAGGTCGACGAGGTGCTTCGTCGCGAAATCAATGACATTGTCGAGGCGGAGATGATCCGCCTAGGTCTACAAGGAACGTTCAACGTGAAGCCGGTTCGTGCTCTCCGAAGGCTCGAACAACAGAAGCAACGCATACGCAACATGTGGGGCAAGGACTGGAGAAACCTCCGGACGGAGATCGGGAACGGTCTCTCTCAGGGGTTCAGCGAACGCCGTCTCGCCGAGAGCGTGAACGGATTTTTCGACGGCCGCAGGAACAACGCGCTCACAATCGCGCGGACGGAGATCCTTCCAGCGGTCAACGGTGCGACGCAAGACGTCGCGCTCGATGCGATCAAGAACGGCGTCCCGATCGTTTCCGTTTGGGTGACGAACAAAGACGAGAAGGTTCGGCAACCTCCGCGTGACTCGAAAAATCACGCGATGGCCGAAGGGCTCACGATCGTCCCTGGTTCCGAAGTCTTTGTAGTCTCGGGTGAGCGGCTCGAGTATCCGGGAGACTCGTGGAACGGTGCGAGCGCCGACAACACGATCAATTGTCGATGCGGGGTTCGCAACGAGGTTCGCGAGTTGAGCGAAGACGACAATCGAAGGAGACTCGGATGACCACTATCGGCCAGCATCTCGGGCGCAACGCCAAGCGCGCGATCCATAACGCCGTCGCCGAGCAGAACTACGGCGGCGGATCGCTCTACGCTCCTCTCTCGTTCAAGGAAGACGTCGAGGACTTCGGCGCTCCCGTGAAGTTCGAGGGATTCGCGAACGTCGGCGGGCCGGACCTCGGGGGCGATATTGTCGAGCCGGCCGCCTTCACAAACGCCGCGATCTCGGAATACCTCAAGTTTGGCCGCCAACTTCTCTTCATGCATGATCGTTACGCTCAGGTGGGGGAAATCACCGCCGCGAAGCGCATCGCGAAGAACACTCGCTCGAACTTCGGCATCACCGAGGGCGGGCTCTATGTCGAGGGCTTCGTCGACTCTCCGATCGACGAGGAACTCGGGATGATCCCCGAGCATCCTCTCGCGCAGGTGATTCACTTCGCGCGGATGCAAGTTCGCAAAGGTCGGCTCAAGCTCCTCTCGATCGGCTGGCGTCCGATGAAGACCGAACTCGTCAAGCGACCCGACCCCCGCGCCGGTGGCGACCCGAAGACCTTCCGACTCGTTAAACAACTTCTTCTCGGTGAGGTCTCTCTCGTCACCATGGCAATGTCTCCCCAATCGATGATCGAACTCCAGAAAGCCTACTCGGAAGCCTACGGCGACGAGATCACCGACGCGCTCTTTGCCGAAGAGATGACCGAGGAAGATCTCGCGCGAGTTCCCGAGAAGGTCGACGACTTTTCGATCGATGACCTCAAGCGTATCGCGAGCAAGGCGGACGTCGCCGCCGAGATCGCGCGACGGAAGGAAGCGACGAAGGAAGAGACCAACGACGAGACCGACGCCGAAGGGGAGACGAAGTTCAATCTCGTTTCGCTCGGTTCGGCACCTCCGGCCGTGACTCAGCGGCTCAATCTCACCTCTCTCAGAGGAATCTAATCATGAGTGACGAGAAGACGATGAACGTCGTCCCCGTCGACGAGGTCAAGGTCGATCTCGACGAAATCAAGGGCGACGTCGCGAAGCTCCGCGAGCAGATGACTCGCGACAAGGAAGAGACCGGTCTAGCGATCGAACAGCGGGCCGACGACATGGCGAAGGCGCTCGACGTGGTCGAGAGCATCACCGCGCGGATGGAAGCGTTCGACGCGCATGAGCAGAAGGCGAACTTCGAGAACTCTTTCGGGGAGAGTGCTGGCGAACTCAAGGACGCGCTCGACTCCTACCGGGTCGGCTTCGATGAGTTCAATCCGAAGGGCGACAACGAAGATCCGTTCCGGCGCGATCCGGGCACGAAGTCCAACATCAAGACGCTCGTCGAGGGTGTCTTCATGAAGACGTCGGACGACCCCGATGACGAGATGCGGACCTTCCACGCTCCGCGTCACGCCGCGATCCGTCGCTTGCAGAAGGCCGCCGACGACGTCTACATCGTCGACGCTTGTCTTCGCGCGGGCATGGATGACAACGAGAAGCACGCCTACGCGCGCGCCGGTGGCGCTCGTTCGCTCGGGGTGTATCAGATCTTCGAGCAGCGTCGCGACGCCTTCACGAAGGCCGCCGCCGATCTCATCGACACCTCGACCGAGGTCGCCAATTGGCTGCCGACGCAGTACAGCGCGAACCTCTACGAGCAGGTCAAGATCGGGCTCCCGCTCATCAACCTCTTCCCCGAGGTCGCGATGAGCGCGCAGACGATGGAACTCCCACTCGACCTCAACGATCACGAAGCTCTTCGTGTGACCGAGGTCACGTCAAACGCGAACGCGGACCCCTACGCCGACGCGAACTTCAACAACCCGAGCGCGCTCTCGTCGTCGAAGATCACCGCCAGCGCCGAGAAGCTCCGCGCTCGCTATTGGATCTCGCGCGAGGCGGAAGAAGATGCGATCGTCGCGATGATCCCGTTCCTGAATCGCAAGGGCCGCCGCAACATGGGCGAGGCTCTCGAAGACGCGATCGTGAACGGGCAGATCACGGGCAACATCGACACCGCCGGGACGCACTTCGGCAAGAGCAACCCTCCGGGCGCGTCGGACGCTCGTGATTGTTGGGACGGTCTTCGCTACCTCTTCCAGCAATATGCAAGCACCCCGGCGACGCGCGTCGACAACAGCAACGGCAAGGCGACCGCCATCGCTCTGCGTGGCATCCGTGCCGCAATGGACGAGTACGGGATCGATCCGGGCGCGATCGCCTACATCCTCGGTCCGTTCGCGTACATGAAGCTCCTCGACGACGCGAACGTCTTGACGGTCGACAAGTTCGGCCCGAACGCGACGATCCGGACGGGGACGCTGGCGCAGGTCGACGGGTGCGATGTGCTCGTCTCTCGGCGCATCCCGCAGAACGCCAATGCGAGCGGCGTGATCGACAATGTGACCACGAATCGCACTCTCGCGCTCGTGGTTCACACCGAGGCCGCGATTCTCTTCAACCGCCGCCGAATCACCGTCGGAACCGCCGAGCATCTCGCGAGCGACTCGCGCGAGCTTTGCTGGTTCTGGCGCGGGGACTTCCAGCCGGTCTATCCGGCCGCGAGTGTTCCTTTTGGCGGTGAACTCTTCAACATCGCCGCCGCGTAGCGTCGACGTTGAATCAGGGGGCCGCTTGTGCGCGCGCGGGCGGTCCCACCTCGACACTCGAAGAGCGGGAGGCTCTGAAAGATGGCAGGACAAGCAAGCGCAGGAAGCTCGAAGGCGAGCGGCGACAAGGTGACGACCGACGAACTCCTCGCGCAGAACTCCGAACTCTCGGGCCAGGTCAACGCGCTCACCGCGCGCGTTGAAGATCTCACGAGGGCCGCGCTCATGGGAGTCGGCATCGATGGTGCGTTGCAAGAACTGACGATGAAGAGAGAGCGGAAGCCGGTGCAATTCTTGGAACACTACGCTCGAGCGAGTACACCGTCGCCGATTCAGAAAGACAAGGTGCTCATAGAAGGATACTCGGTCGCCGCTCTCGACGTCGTGCTCTTGCCGACCGACGAGATCGAACGGCTCAAGGATGCAGAGACCGTGCGGCACGTCCCGAGCGCGAACGGCAAGACGAAGATCGAAGCTCGTCGTCTTCTCGAATCCGACGAGAAGAAGTTTGAGCCGCGCACGCGGCGCAGGTACGTTGCAATGACAGACGGGCGAGGCCGGCTTCGCTATGAGCCGACCGAAGAGACCGAGACCGTCGCCGAACTCATGAAGAAGGCTCAGGCAGTCGGGTAGTTTTGTGGCCGGCCGGCCGCCTCCCGCGTCTCGTGCGGGACGGTCGTCTAGCACGAGAAACGCCGGCCGGCCGCTAACTAGGAAGGATACAAACGATGTCGAAAATCGTCGAAACGCTTGATGCTAGATGGGATTCGGTCACCGACCACGGCGACTACTACGAGGCGCGAGTCTTGCAAGATCTTTCGCTTGTCACAAACCCGTGGCAGATGGACGCGCTACCGCTGTTCAAGGCGTCGATCGTCGACGTGTTCGGCTATACTTTGGGCGCGATCTCGGCGACTACTTTCTTGGGTCAAGTTATGGTCGCCAATCCGGCCGCGCTCGTAGCAGGTGTCACCGGGGCCGGATCGTATCAGTCGCTTCCCTTGAATTCAAATCCGAGCCTGGCCAGCAGTGGGGGGGCTAATGTTCTCATGCTTGAACCATCGGTGGCCGACGTCGGGGACGATTGGCACGTCCGGCCGACGATGAATCAGAACTCGCTCGACGTGTCTTTGGGCGAACTGCTTACCGGGTTTGAACGCTGGTCGTGGCGCGTATCGTTTAGCGGGGTTCCGGCCGGAGAAATTCAGATTGTCGCGTTCGTCCGCGATGCTTATCGAATCCTTGGCGCGGTTTCATGAGCACCGTCGTCGACCTCTCGCCGAGTGCCGTGTTCGCCGTGGAGAGCCCGGGGGATCTCTTTAACCCTAACCTTATGGTCGACGAAAACCTCGGGACGTCGGGGCGCATTGCCGAGCCGGCATCGTCTCCTGATCGTTCGAGCATCCGCATCGAGTCGCTCGCGGGCATCCCGAGCGGGACGATCGAGGCGATCTCGGTTCGCATCTGGTGGTCGTTCGACGTTGCGGCGGGAGTGTTGGACAACGACAGGGCGCAACTCTTTTGGAGAGATGACCCTGGTGACAATTACGTCAAAGTCTTCAACGCCTATCCGCCGGTGAAGCCGGCGCAGGGGCCGACCGTCGTGACGATCCCCGCGACCGCTAATCTCGCGACGCTTGAGATCTTCGTCGGCAACGTCCGGAAGACGATCTTTGACGTTGACGTCACTGATCCGTAGGGGGTGACCGATGCCGACTCTGACGATCTTCGAGGTGCAAGTCCGGGTAACATATGAACCGGCCGCTGCTACGGGAACGCGCATCCCCGCGAGGATGGACGTAGCGGGGCGCGTGCAGGCGCGCGGCGACCGCATGGGCGCTACTAGGATTAGGATCTCGGGCGACGTGTGCGGGCGCGTGAGCGCGCGAGGGGGCAGGATGAACGCGACCATCGTCTCGGCGCGGGGCGAGGTCGCGGGAAAGATTATCGCGCGAGGCGCCAGGAGACGCGGATGAGCGCCGAGAGTTACCGGGCGACGACGGTCTACGAGATCCCGAAGGGCGCGACGGGCGCGACCATCGAAATGCTCGTGACCCACGACGGGGCCGCCGTGGGGGACATCTCCGCCGCGACCGGGCTCCTCTTCAACACCTCAACGATCGACCGCGTAGCCGTCGACTCGGACGTCGCCGCGAGCTTTACGACGGACGGGACCGACTCGAAGATCGACCTCCCGCTCTCGGCTGCGACCGTGGGCACGGTGCGCGATCTCATCGCCGACTACCGCTACACGCTGGCCGGCGATCTTTGGGTCAGCTTTCCGTTCCTCATCCGGATCATCGAGGGGGCGAAGTAATGGCGCGCGCTCTTCACGCTCAGGCACCGGTCACGCTCGACGAGGCGCGGCGCTACCTTCTCGATCAGGGATTCGCGAGCGACGGGCTCGACATGCTCGCTCTTCACATCAACGCGATCACGTCGATCATGCTCAACGTGATGGGACGGACGCGCATCAAGTGGATCGACGGCGACGAGATTGTCGACTACCGCGACGGCGATGGCACTCCGGAGATCTGGACGCGCGACTCTCCGATCAGGAAGGTCGTCTCCGTGCAGATGTATCCGCTCGCGTCGTCGCCGGGCACGAGCTACACCGGACCGACCGAGCCGGCTCTCGCGAACTCCGATCTCTTCTTCGACTCGCTCGAAGGGATCATCGTCATGAAGCGCACCGTCTTCCCCGAGGGACGCCGAACCGTGAAGCTCACCTACGAGGCCGGCTTCTACTCGAACGAAGATGCGGACGTCGCGGACGACACCGTCGACCATCAATTCAACGGGCTCAAGGCGATCGCGCTCGACGCGCTCGCGACGAAGTGGCAGCGATTCAAGAACCAACGGCACGGGGTCGAGAGCGAGACGAAGCAAGAGACGACCGTGACGTACACCGACGCCGACTTCAACCGGCACGCGATCCGCGACCTCAAGCGGTTCCGTCGATCGCTCTTCGCGTAGGGGGTGAGCAATGTCCGATCGCGACAGTAGTGGCCGCTTCGTGGGCGGTGGGAAGAAGGGGGGACGGACGTCCGCCGACTTCTCGATCGAGATCCGCAACCTCGGCCCGATGGCCGACCGGCTCAAGAACGAACTCCCGCAAGCGTTCCAGAACGCGATGTTCTCGGGGATTCAGGCCGGCGCGATTCACCTACAGAGCGAGATCAAGATCTTGCTCGAAGGTCCGGTTCTTGAACGGCGCACCGGCCGACTCTGGAGATCGATTCAGCCCGAGGTTTTCAAGCGTGGCGGGACCGTCGTGGGCGTCGTGGGGACCGATGTCGAGTACGCTCCCGTGCATGAGTTCGGCGCGACGATCCGGCCGAAGCGCGCGGGGGGCTTTCTCGTCTTCGAGCAGGGCGGCGAGACGCGCTTCGCGCGAGAAGTCAAGATCCCGCGCCGGCCCTACATGGCGCGCGCGTTCCGCGAGCAGAAGGGCAAGGTCTTCCGGATCATCCGAGACACGGTTCTCGCGCACGCGCAAATCGCCTTCGGGGGGTCGTCTACGGGCGGTAGTATCCTCCCGGCTTCGCAACGCGCGGGCGTGACATCGGCGCGCAATCACTTCTCCATCTCACCGAGGACGAGGCTCTAATGGCGACAAGGGTCGAAGACTTCTCGCTCTTCCGTGCGATGGAAGGGGTCGAGAGAGCACTCAAGACGATCAACCGATCGGACGGCTTCAACACCGATCCGCGCGTGCAGGTCGGCGCGGTGCTCCTCGACGACATCGGCGACGGGGACTTTCCGACTCTCGCCTTTGAGATGGGTGATCTCTTCAACGCCGCGAGCGGCGACCTCTTCGGGGGCGCGGGATCGACGTCGACGGGCGAGCTTCGCTTCGGATGGCCATGTTTCGTGTGGGGTTACGTTCGCTCCACCGAAGACAAGAAGGCTCTCTACCGGGCCGGGACGGCTCTCCTTTCGGACGTCTATGCGGCGATCTATGCCGACGAGACGCTCGAAGATGGGGCCGGCAACTACACGACACTCTTCGTCAATCCAGGCGAGGTCGTCTTCGACATGGAGAGCTTCGCGACGAAGCTCAAGGGCTACTTTGCGGCGAGATTCGATCTCATCGTGAACGTAACGAGAGGAGCTAATCCATGATAGTGGAAGCAATCTATAAGGGTCCGTATCCCGAGGTCACCGTTCCCGGTTTTCGCGGGAAGACCGTGAAGAAGGGCGAGCCGGTGAAGCTCAGGACGAAAGACGGTCATGTTCTCGGCGGATGCTGGCGCATCACCAAGGGCGAGGCCGAGTACGAGAAGGCGCGCGAAGCCTTCGAGAAGATGCGCACGGAAAAGAAGGCCGCGCGCGAAGCACGACGCGAGCAGATGCGGAAGACTGCCGCACAATCTCGCGCTAAATCTTTCGACGACGAGGCCGCGCTTCTCGTCGAACGTGGAGAAATCGACGCGACCGCGTCGAAGCCTGCGGCCAAGCGCACCGCGAAGACCGGGGACGGTGAGGGATGACGCTCGCGCGAGGAATTGAGACCGGGGTCGGGTACGGAAGCGAGTCGAGCTTCGGGGTCGCCGATACGATCAACCTCTACACTCGGATCATCTCCGAGACCTTGCAACACATCAAAGAGCCGTTCATGACGGAGAGTCTCGGCGGTGGCTGGCGCGACGAACTCTACTACTCGGCCGGGCGGAACGAAGGCGACATCGTTGTTGAGAACATCTACACCGGGCATGAGTTGTTCTGGCATGGTCTCTTCGGCACCTATGACCACACACCGAACGGCGGCGCGACCGGCGCGCATCAGCATGTATTCGCTTTCGTTCCGTCGACTAATAATCATCCGTCGATGACGATTCAGGTGGACCGGGGCATCGCCGGGACCGATGAGATGAAGTATCTCGGCATGTATCCGACGAAGGCGACGATCGAGTTCGCCAATCGGCAGATCTTGCGAACGACTTTCTCGCTGATCGGCACCGGCTACGCGCAAGCCGCGCCGTTGACGTCGAGTTATCCGACGTTCGTCCCGATCCTTCCGTCGCACAAGTCGACGCTCGAAGTCGATGGTGCGGCGCTCACGATCCTCTCGGGAACGATCGAGATCGAAGTTCCGCGCGCGAGCGATCGTGAGCACTACGGTGAATCGCTCTACAAAGAGCCGGTGATCGTCGACCGGCCGAAGGCGTCGTTCTCGCTTGAATGTGAGTACAACGACGCGACTGGCGCGGACACACAAGCTCTGTACGATGAGTACCTTAGCGAAACGGAACTCACGTCCGGTATCGAAATCACGATGCAGGGTGGCTCTGTCGGTTCGGGGAACTATGGGTTCTCCATCGTCGGATCGTCGGCCTACATCACCGGAGACTCTCCGAGCGTGCAGGGTCCGGGCATCGTTCCGATCACGATCTCGGGCGAGATCTTCACGGGTCTCACGCTCCAACTCACCAACGGCACGACGCCGGCGGTCGCCTAAAAAGCTCAAAGTCACGGGAGGCTACAATGAGCGAATCGAAACGGGTTCTCAGTCTGGCGGATCTCGCCGGTCTCGGGGTTGCCGACATCGGCGAGGTCGAACTTCCGAACGCATCGAAGGCACTCGGCGAGCCCGTCGTGCTCAAGGTGCGTGCGCTCGAAACGACCGAGCTTCTGTCGTGTGCGGACTTTCCCCTCGGCGACGTGATGGAAGCCGCCGAGAACGGCGGTCCCGAGAGCGATGACCAGTATGCGACGATGTACCGCGAGCACGTCAAGGCGTTCGACGCCGAAGACATGCTTCGCATGATGTACGCCGTCGTGAAGATGGGGACGGTCGACCCGAAGCTGACGGACGAAGGGGTCCGTGCATTGAAGAGCGACGTCCCGATCGCGTTCCGCGCCATCATGGAGAAGACCGTACCGAGTGAGGCCGCCGAAAAGGCGGGACTTTTTCGTTCGGACGGGTAACGGAGAAGCCGTCGACCTCTTGTGTCGAAGGTACGGGAAGACGCCGAGCGAGTACTTGAGAGATACGCCGAGTGTGTTCGACCTTGCGTTCGATGCCGCGATGGCATCCTTCCACGCAAGGAGGACACAGA